AGCAGCTGTCGTGACGCCAGTAACCAAGCCCTTGTTGTTGAAGGTGACGACCGGTATAGCCGTCGAGGAACCCGTTGTCGCGCCAGTAGCCACCGTGGCTAGCGTCGTAGCCAAGAACCCGGCAGTAGTGGAAATGTCGCCCGTTAGTGCCGGGAACTGGGCGGCGTCGAGCGTACCTGTCACGCCAGTAGAAAGAGGCAGTCCAGTCGCGTTCGTGAGCGTGCCTGAGGCTGGTGTGCCAAGGACAGGGGTCACCAGCGTTGGAGATGTCGCAAACACCAGCGATCCAGTGCCAGTCTCGTCGGTGACGGCTGCGATAAGATTAGCGCTCGATGGCGTACCGAGGAAGGTAGCAACATTCGCACCAAGGCTCGTAATGCCGGTGCCGCCGTTGGCTACTGGAAGAGTTCCTGTTACGCCCGTGGTAAGGGACACATTGGTGACCGTATTAGATGCACCGCTGATCGACTTATTAGTTAGAGTTTGAGTTGCGTCAGTACCGACAATAGTCGTGTTAGCCGCAGGAAACTGGGTAGCCGGAAGGGAAATAAAGACATTCTTAGCGCCAGCGGTAAAGCTTACAGCCGATCCTGTGGAGGAACTTAGAACTGTAGTTCTGGCAAGAGTGGAAGGAGATGTAAATGTGCCGAGGCCAGTCTCCCATTCGGAAGTATTAGGGTTCTCGATTACATAATATGTCGTGTCTCCGTTGGACAGCGCTGCATTAAATGATTGGTATCCAGTTACAGCACCAGTTAAAGTAAGAGAACCAGTGCCTGTAGTATTGGATGTTTCCTTTACGCGATCTTTAACCGCGAAAGCCATCAGGCGATCCTGATGATTGCGTTACTAGCATCTGCAGTCGGGAACTGAATAGTAAAGTCACCTGCCGAAGACGATTTATCCGTCCCGAAATCAAGAACGCAAACAGACGGATTAGTGTAAGAGCCAGTCGAAGGAGTCGTATTATAGATCAAAGCTCCTCTGGCCGTGATAGTGGCTGTAGTCCATGTCGAGTCCGCAAAGTCAGTATAGGCAGTGGTGCCAGAGGATGTTGGATCGATCCTTGTAAGTGTATTACCTGTGGCCGTGTAGCCTGTGCCGGAAACCTCGTTAGTGGCAGAATATTGCGTGGTCGAGGAATCCATCGTAGCCGAAGATGTATAAAGCGCGATCTTGAATGTATCGCCACCAGACAGCCTGAAATCATGAGTGCCTTCGAGAAGCTGCTTCTTGAATGAGGTAGCCATAGCTTGCGTAATTGCCATCTGTATCCCCAATAAAAAATCCGCCGAAGCGGACTAAATTTTCCTGATTAATTCTGCGGCTTCTGGATATCCCAGAGCCGATAGCTTGTTCGCTATGACAAGCCGGTCATTCTTTACTGCCCTATCCATATAGGACAGGATCAATTTGCCGATAGCCTCTCTATAGGCAATGGCCTGATCCCTAATTGGCTGTGGAGCTTTCTCGGACACAGCAACCAGTCTATTGAGTAATAGTTCGGTCAATTCAGAGTTATTAAACCCTCGACCGCTACTGGTAAATACCGATACCGATCCAGTAAATACTTCAGCCATCAGCTTACTGGAACCCTTTGATCGCCCCGGAATGAATCTCTTGTACTCCAGCCCTCTCCTAGGGTCTTGAGACGGGATAGGGCTTCCTTGTATTTAGCATCGTACATGGCCAGTCTATCGGGCTCTCCCTTGAGATAGGTATATGCCTCTACCAAGCAGCCATAAAGCAGACAGCTATCCGCATTTTCTCCAAGCCAGCTTGTACCGGCTGTGACGATGGACTCCGGGCTATAGTAGTATTCCAGATTAACGGCATAGCTGCTGTCTGGAACGGGGCCAACAAAGAAAGAATCATTGTTGAACAGGCTGTAACAGACGGGCACGCCAGTAACGGAGTTGTTTGGATAAGCTTCCCTTAGAAAGCTAGCATCGACTTCGTTCAATGTGGTATACGCACCATTGACAATAATAGTCAGGGAAAGCTGGGCCAGAAAATCACTAGGAGAAGACAGAAACCTGTTACTGGCAGTTAGATTACCGGAAACATTCTTGATGTAAACAGGCAGAAGAATGGATTTGTTAATCCTGTCCTCTGCCTGCTGCACGAATACTGAAATGTTGCTGACAAAACTTGTCTCTGTAGACTCGCAGTAGTCCTGAATAGCCGTAGAGAGTTGAGCGTATGTCAGCGCCATTTATCAGCCCATCTTCTTGGAAATCTTTAGACCCTTAGTGGCAGCACCGCCACCCTTCATCTTGCCGCTCTGATTGGCAGCACGAGCCGGATTGCGACCTAGCGCACCAAGCATCTTGTTCGAGACACCAACATCCTTACCCTTAGCCTTAGCCTTAGCCTTAATCATTTTAGATTTCCTTGTTAAATGACGACAGTTACAGAGCCGATTTGGCCCTGTAGCATTATAGCATTATTTCCAACAGGATTCCAGCCAAAAAGATTCCGACTGGCTTGTTGGGCAATATCAGGCCTAGGGTTGTATAGAGCCTGCGGATCGTTCACAGGAATCCTACCAACCTGTAGCTGAGGTTGATCCTCGTCCAGACAGGAATCGCAAACCAGAAGGTTTGTATCTCTGGTGTCCAGAATCTGCGCGTGCAGATCAGACAAATCAGCGCGAAACCCACATCTATCGCAGAACCCAAATGCATATTTGGCACGAGCAAACTTCATGCTCAGGGTCTCATTCCAATATAAGGCACGAAGCGGACAGAAGCCCGACTGCGATCTTCATCAGAAGCCAATTGCCATTGCTCCTCATAGACCTGCTTAAGGAATGGAACACGCTGTTCTGCTCCTTGACTCTTCATGGCAAGTTGATAAGCCAGTCCGGCAACCAAAGCAGGGACAAAGCGGAAGGGCATATCCATGGTCAGGGTGCCGGGAGAGCCAGCATCCTCAACCCGTCGCAGCCTCCAGTAAACCAGAGTGTAAGGACCATTAGAATCAGGGATAGGCCAGACAGTAAAAGTGGGGACAAGCTGCCTGTCAACATAAATCCGAATAGGCCTGCCTTCTGTAAGCTTATTTGGAATTGTCGAGTAGTTGGAGAAGGATATTCTATTGATAGTCAGGTCTGCTTGCGTAGATACGTTTCCGGCTCCTGTCCTGATCACATGATCGATGAGATCGACAGTATCAGCGGGAAGGTTATAGGTAGCAGTGCCGTCAGTAAGAAGCTGGGTGCCTTCGTCTACCGTCCAGAGATTAAGGCCTCTGTTAGCCCATTCCATCATCAGGAGGTTAATGCTTCTGGCAGCGCTCCTGTATTCATACCCGGAACGCATGGTAATACCGGCACGGTCATATGCTTCCTGAATAATCTCAAGAAGAGAAGGATTGTATGAAGCGGTACCAGATGTCGTCATTTATTCTCCAAGATCATTAGTTCCGATTCCTTGGCGACACGACTGCTTCTGTTGAGCCAGCCAGTACCATAGTATTGGAAACCTTTGATCGATCTATAGAATGCGTCTCTAGCTACCTTGTAAAAAAGAACAAGGTTAGAACTCCCATGGATTGTGCAGTATTCACTTACCCCAGCTAGGGTCTTTGGCCCAATGACGCCATCTGGCGTAGCATCAACAATCCCCTGAAGGATTTTAGCTGCCCGCGTAATACCGGAATTGACGCCCATATCGAATACAGAAAGATCAACGCCTACCGAGAGATCGTCGCAACATAGCGGCTCCCAGTATTTGTCACGATATATAGCTCCTGCTACATCCACAGTCAGCTTCTTTACATCGTCAGGCGTTACCTCCTTCCCAAGATATTGGGAAAGAGTAGAGATAGTGATACCCATATTGGTGGCCCCACCGGGGTCCCTAGGGTCGTTTACATAGCCACCTTCGTTAGCAAACACTGTCTTAAGACAGGCTTGAAAATTGTCTCTCACATCACACCCTATTTAGCTACACCACGAATCTTGTCGAACGACCTGAGAGCACCCATGCCAAGCATACCGAACATCAGTTCCCAGAGAGTACCA